CTGCTGGATTTAAAGTGTTTTGCGCAGATCCAAAATATAAAGGTAAAATAGATGCTTTTGCATTTAATGCTGCTTGTAAATCAGTTTGATTTGTTATCGTTCCTGTTATTGCACCCCAAACACCACTATTTGCTGCGACCTCAATATAAACACTACCTGACCACCTATATACTTTATTGGTATCTAATGCAATATAAATTTTATCACTTGCACCTATTGCTGGAAAGGCGGCTAAATTTGCGTATTCCAAAACTTCATCAACATAAGCAGGTAAATAAGCAGCATCAACTTTTGCATCACTTGCTAATGGTGCGTAACCATTTGCAACTCCTTTATTTGCTGAGTTTTCAGGTGTATAACCTAAAACATTTGCAATGCTTTTATTTTCATAACGTGTTGTTCCTGAACTCCAAAATATACCATCGTTATTGTTTGGACTTGGTGCATAAACATTATGAAGCTCACCGATTTCATAACCATTATCACACTTAACATAAATTTTTCCATTGTTAGCATGAGTATAAACAACATAACCCAAAGTAACTAAATGACTTGGTGCTGTTGGTTTTATATTGGTAATTTCTCCCTCATTAAAAGGACTTAAATAAATAACATCTCCTTCTGTCCATGTTTCTCCTTGTAGATTTCCTGTTGTATTTAATCCTGTTAGTTCACCAATAGTAACTATTTTACCTGTTTGATTATTATTTATATTTTCATAAACAACCCCAATAGTATCTGCTGAATTTGCATCACTATCAGCTTGAGCGTAATCAACTGCTAATCTTTGTCCCTGTGCATTTTTTACTTTCATTACTTTATAATCACTTGCAAGTAAATTATCTCCTGTTTTATTCACTACTGTTAAATATAAATGTTCAGGATATGCACTTGCTCCACCTTCAGGAACGTAATCTAATTGTGTCCATGTTTGAACACCATCACCTATTTTAAATCTTTGTTGGTCTGTTGATGTATAAAATACATCACTTGTAAATGCAACCTCACCAGCTGCTAATATCGGATTATTAGAAGTCCAATTTGCAGATGTATCTCTTCTTAATTGTATTTTTGCTGTTAATGTACTCATGCTTGTACTATTGTATTGCTATAAATTGTAGAACTTGAACCTCCATCTATTGTACTAACTACCAAAACTTGATAAGTCTCACCACCTTTTAAAGTTGTTATTGTATTTCCGTTTTGGTCTATTATTGTAACTAAATTTGAAGTACCTGTATTTGTAATTGTTGAGTTAAAAGGTATTTGGCAAGTATCATATTTAAATGGCTGTTTTAATTGCACATCAAAATAGTAACCTGCATCTTCATCGTCAAATCTCTGATCATTAAATGGATTTAAAGTAATGTTATCTGTTATTAACTTCCAGCCGTAAATTGTAGAGCTTAATTGTGAAATAATATCTAAACATATTTGCTGAATATCACTAAACAATTCTAACTCATTTGTCTTTCCTTTTATAAGCCTATCCATTATGTATATTCTCAATACATAAACATAGGCATTACCTTGTACTTGCGGAGCTTCATAATCAACCCACATCGCTGGGTAATTAGTTATTCCACTTGTTGCAAATTCAACAATACTACCATTACCAAATGAATTGATTTGATAGTGAGCGTTTGCAATATTATTTAGGTTTTTTATTGTTTGGTTTAACGTGATCATTCAAATATTTTTTCAATATTTCTATTTTGTTAAATAACTTATAACCACTTTTTTTAGTAGCGTTTTCTTTTTTCAAATTTTTCTTCATAGCTTATATATCTTTGATTACGACCTAAAAATATTCCATTATCGTAAGCGTATAGTTGTGGCACAATAGTATCAAAGCCGCTGCCAGGATTATCGTATAATGGATAACTACTTGCATTTTCCAACAAATATTCAATCATTCTATTTGTATGATATTGTGCTTTGTCAGTTACTAAATTCATAAACTGATTTAATTCTGAATAATCAACTCCCGTAGTGTTATCACTATTTTTTCTAACAATGTTCTTATTAGTTACCTTATAAGTTAAGAAAGGCGCAGCTTCTACCATTGTCCACCACTTTAAAGCTGGGATAATATAATCGTCTAATAAAGTAGTATTTAAAGCTGTTAAACTTCCCGTTTGCACTTGAGTAATAATTTCATTGTAAAGCCCCGAACCAATATAGTTACGAATGTGAATCTTTTGAGCTTCTTCAATTGAAATACGAATATATTTCTCATCGACATTAGGATCTACAAAAGTGTAATCCTTAATGTAAGTTGCTGTTAATAATAATACTGTTGCCATTATTTTTTAGTTTTTACAACGTTAGCTTGCCAAATATGTCTGCAAAATGGAGTTCGTGCATCCCCGCCTTTACGAGTCCACCAACCACCTCTAAAATTCCAAACATCCCATCCAACTATCTTACTAATCTGTTCTATTTGCGCTCTCGAATACATTTTATTTGCATCCAAAAGTTTAACACAAAACTCTCTGCTATTTCTTTTGTTTGGTTTTACGCCTGGTCTCCATTCGTAAGAGTACATAATTTTAAAATCTTCAAAATCATTACCTATTTTATTTGCCTGTCTAATTGCTGAAGATTTAGGAACTCGAATAAGTTTTTTATCACCACCGCTTATTTTCTCTTTTACACTTATTTGCTCTTCATCTACAAGGTCTTTGATTAAGTCCGCTACTCTATCTTCTTTTATTCTTAAAGTATCTGCAATTGTCTTATTTTCCATTAATGGATCTTTATCTAACAATGCAACTATGTCTCTTTTCAAACTATTGCTTAAAGGTGAAATTTCAGCAAATTCAAATTTACCATCTTCATTCATAAACTTTTGCTCATAAAATTCAAAGGCATCTTTATCTTCACCAAACATTTTAAAGATTTCAATTATTTCATCTATCTCAGAAACACTTTTAAATGAATGTTCGCAGCAAGTATCTTCAAGTTCAGGTTCACAGAATCTATGAATAGCACTTGAAACAATTGGTTTTATTTCTTCTTCTATTGGAGGTAATCCGTACATTTCACGAACCTCGTTTTTAGTCATTACCTTAATCTTTTCTTCAATAGGTAACTGCTCTTCAATAGGATCTAACTCTTTTAAGTAAATACGATTTCCAAATCCTTTTAACTTTAATAAGTAATTAAAGTCTTTTTCAATTTCTCTTTGATTTGGTAGTATGTAAGTTGATTTGTAAAGCTCGTAAGAATCATTTATTTGGTCTTTACTTCCTAACTCACCAGGTGTTTTAATACCAACTAACATTGGATTCGGTATGTGATGACCTATGATTAATTCTTGAATAACTTGATCATTTAATTCAGTCAATTGTGCATCTACATTTTGAGGTGTTAAATGTTCAATTGTAGGTGCTGTTTCTCTATTGCCACTAAATGAAATTAGTAAGCTGTTAGCTCTATCAGTTCCTGTAAATTTTTCTTTTAAACGTGCTTCAATTTCTTCTTTCTCTTCTTCAGTTGGTTTGCCATTACTGAAGTTTAAAATAGTTCCTGCATTAAAACTACTTTTTATAGCATTCAATCTATAATTAGATAACTCAACATCCACTTCTGCATAAACTGCTGAAGCAACATAATCAGGTAATGGATAAGCATCTAAATCAGGTCTGTATTCTTTACTTACAAATATTTGTCTTGATGTTGGTTTCTCGGGGTCAAATAATGGAATATACTCAAGGTCTGTATCTTCAGGTGTTTGTTTTTGTTTACTCCAATCTTTAGAGTACCAATAGCCTTCAGCATCTTTTGCTTTACGAAGATTGTTATAAGGAAAATGCAACAACTCAAAGTTGTTACCTGCCTTATTCCAAATAACTTCTAAATAGTAACCCCCGAATAACTTTTTATCTAAAACACATTTTTTTACAATGTCTTTTAAGCTATCAAAATTAGTATTCTCTTTATTTATAAAGTCATTTGCTCTTGCTATATCTTCAATTGATAAACTGTCGCTATCAAACCCAACACCAGCACCACAAATGTAAAGAACCTTTCCGTTAATAAATGCGTTATGCTTTGAAGAACGATTGTACAAATAAAGCAAATAAGCTGGGTAATTATTGTAGTAACCATCTCTTTCAGCTCCATAGATAACCCATTCTTTTGATTTCTCTTCTTTAAATACAGGTGTTTTATGTGCCTGTAGTTTTAAGTTAATTACATCGTATATATTATTCTCCATAAGTTATAATCGTTTTACTTTGATTATCGTATTCATTATAAATTGGTAAAGTGCTTTCTACTTTTACCATTCCTATCTCTAATAGCCCTGTAACATTAGCAACGTTCAAATTACTTGAACTTGTTTGCTCATAAATAGCGTATTCATAAAATCCTGTTTCGGGTAAAGATACAACACCACTTGTTAAATTTACACTGCCTGTTGTTTCAGTTATTAAAAACTTATTGAAACGTGTAGGAAACCCACTTACATCACTTGCAATAAAATTAACCGAACTCATTAATACTTGATGTTTAAAACTAAACAAGTAGTAAGGATTTGTCAAAGTAACTTTTTCACTTAACGTAAAAATAAGAAAGTTGTTTTGTCCTTTGTTTATGATTTGCATATTTTATAAAGTACCTAAATTTTTAACTATTGTAAAAACAAAAGGGCTACATATTTTGCAGCCCTAAAGTAATCAATATAAACGAACAGGAAATTAAATAATGCCAGATATTACACCTGAATTTACTTTGTTAGCTGGTAATGGTTCTTTACCTGTTAAAGTTAATGAGTAACCGTTTTTGTCTCCCATTGCTTTACCAGTTGAACTTGTACCTGCTGTTAAGTGCATAGCTCTTGTTTCACCTGCTAAATGATAAACATCATCAGCATCTTGAACAATAACCATTAATCTGTTTTGTGTTAGTAAGCGAACAATGTTTCTGTTTTTAGCAGTCATTTTATATACGCTAAAAGTTAATGTTTGTTCGTAAAAAGTAGTTCCGTTTTCAATTGATACAGTCGCATTTTCATCAAATTGTGCATCTTCTAATTCAACCTCAACAGTCCAGAACTTTTTGCCTGAAGCCATTGTAATTGCAGTTACACTACCTGATGAACTTGTTACTGAAGAAACGTTTGCAAACTCTGTTAAATAGAGTTTCTTAATACCGCCTGCTCCCTGGCGACAATCAAGTGTTATTCCCTCGGTGATTAAACATGGCATAGTTATAAATTTTTAAAAGGGAGCTGTTACACTCCCTTAGTTAATTATTAAGAATTTGTGTATTGTACAACGTGATCGATAAACTTTACTGCTACCCCTGCACGAAATGCACCATAAAGTTTCCATACTCGGTCATCTTTTGACCACCATGCTTCCATGTTATCAGTGTCTGATTGTAAGTCAGTTCCGTAAACTAAGTTAGAAGCGTAAGTTGCAATAATACGATTTTTAACCGCTGTTGGAAGTACACCTGTATCAACTGCGTTATCATTATTCATACCTGGTACTGCAACAACTTTCATGTTAGTTCCTGGATACATTAATTCCCAATTATTCCAAACATTATCAGTAGTATATTGAGAACCATAGATTCCGTAAGTTGATGTAATCTTAGCAGCTAAAATTCTGAAAGTATCATAACCACAAAAAGCAACGATTGGCTCATTTGCAATTGCAGCAGCTGGTACTTTTGCATAAACATCATCAAATATAGTTAATACGTTTGTTGAGTTTAAAGTAGATGCTGTTGCTGCTACCGCTGTTCCTGCTGTGTCAATTGTAGATAACCAACCATTCATTTGTTTTAAAACAGATGAATTTGTGTAAGTGGTTTTACCTTGCCAAATCATTTGCTCAACATTCTTAGCAACCTGTGCTATTTTTCTGTCAATGATTTGTTGTGCAATTGATAATGAATCAATATTTGCACCTGCTGGTAAATACTTTTGAGTAAAGTAAGTGTTTAAGTCATTTAAACATAATTGCTCAGCAAACTGAATGCCTACTGTTGCAATTGATACTTGACTAAAAGTTGTAGTACCTGAACTTGTAAAAGAACATGCAGCAGCTTGGAAAGGTACTGTTGATTCTAATACAGGAATTTTTTCAGAAGATTTGATACCTGTACGAATATCAACTCCTAATCCTAAAGTTTTAGCGCCTAAGATCGCTTTGCTAATTAAGTCCGCTCTGTTTTCTTCAACATATGCGGTCATTGTGTCAAATGAAAATGCCATAGTTTTTTGTTTTTAATTGTTTTTTAATTTATTTAAATACTTGTTTTCTAAATTCTTCTAAGCTCGAAATTGAACTTGTTTTTTTAAAGTTTTCTTTTGCAGTTGATTTTGGTTCTACACTTGGTGCATCTGCTACCTTTTCAACTAAAGCAAATAACTTTCTGTTTAAATCGTTTTGTGCTACGATTTGAGCGTTTGCAGCTTCTAATGCTGTGTTTGAAATTCCTAAGGCAGCTTCTAACTTAGATAGTCTTTCGTTTAATTCTGCAAACTTAGTTTCAAATTCTTGGTTAGAGTTCATTTCTTCCATTACAGGTTCTTCTTCCATAACTTCAGGCTCTAAGCCTTTTACTACTCCGTTTTCAACGTAAACTTTCATTGGTTGTTCATTTACCATGATAACCATTTCAGTTACTTCAACAGGTACATCCATAACCCCATCAGGAGTTATTACTTGTAACTTTGAACCTACTTGGATTTCTTCGCTATCAGTTCTAATGATAGTTCCGTCTGCTGCCTTATAATCAGCAAATTTTAAATCTTTTATTTCTTCTTGAAAAATATCTTTGAACAAATCTTTCATGTCAGAGAATACTTCTTTAAATGTTTGTTTTTTATTTTCCATTGCTCTTTTTTTTATAAAGTACACGTTTTTTATTTAGTTGCAATCTCAGACACTTTTTTTCTTAAGTTGTGTATTCTATCAGCTAACTGTTCGATAATGCTTACAGGGGCATCTTTTACCTTTCTTTGAGCAAATGCACCCTCAACACTAAAGCCTTTAAAAACTCCCGTTTTAATAAAGTCATTCCAAACTTCATTATTATCTACTTTAAATGTTCCGAACCATGAACCTTCTGTTAATGTAGGATAGCCTTCAGGTGTTTTAATACCTCTCGTTTTGTCAATGATAAAAGATTCAACCATGTAAACTCCATTAACTTGCCTTTCAGGATCGTGCATCATATTTACATTGTGGCTATATCCTTTCTTAAAGAAACGCTGTGCTATCTTTTCAATTTGCTCTTTGTCAAATACTACATAATACTCACCGCTTTCATCTTTGCGATATATTGGAAGGTCTGCAATCATTAAAGCTCCGCTTATCATTCTTCTTTCTTTATCTGCAAAGAATTTAAACTGTGCGCTCATTCCTTTGTTATCCCATTTGCTATAACATATAGCAGCTGCCTGGTCTTGTTCTATTCCATTTCCTACTTCAACAGATATGCAACGAGAAACAAATTCATCTTTACTTTCACCAGCACGTGGATTAACAACCATTTCTTGCCTATCAATTTGCTCTAACTTTCTTTGCGCCCATTCAATACCTTCATCTCCACCCCATGCTAACCACATTAAGCGACCACATCCATCTCCTAAAGCCTTTTGACTGTTTTGTCTTTGTCTTTCAAATGATGCCATTCTTGCTATGGTATCTCTACTTATATTTTCACCGTTAGCTAATTGGTTTGCACGTGCTTTTCCAACGGGAGTGCCACAGTCACCCCATCCATTTTCTTCAGCCCATCTTAAAGCTATTTTTGCATTATCACTCGCTTGTTTTGGGTAATCATTGTATGTTTCAAATTGATGGTCTTTAAAAGCGTGCCAGTTAGTTTCTATGGCAGGCTGGTCTACTAATGCAACGAACTCAACACCTAATTCTTCGTTATCGTCAATTACTAATTTATAAATTGGTAAATTTTCCATGTTATCCTATTTTTGAATTATTACTTAATTTGTTTACTCTTTCTGTTACTGCTCTACTTTCACTTTCTACTACATACGCTTTCATAGGTGCTGCATTTCTTTCACCTTGCCCTGCTACTGATCCATCAGGATTTAATTGAGTTACTGTATTCTGTGCTGTTAATCCTTGAGGTGGTTGACCACTACCGCCTTGACTAAATGAACCTAAATTACCACCACCACCGCCACCAGTTGCACCTGCACCACCGCCTTCAAACTTTGTTTTTGCAATTACTGCTACCCTTGCCAATCCACTTGCTATTGCTATTGCAGCTGCTATGTTTGCTCTAATTGGTGCATCAGGAGTTGGAATAGTCATTTGACTTGCATAGGCTGATTGTGCTGCCTGATATGTTTCAATAGTTGCCTGTGCTAATGATGCAGCCTTTTTAATTTGAAATGCTCTTTTTTGACTTTCCGTACTTTTACCTGCAAAAGCATCTGCTAACCCTTGAATAGCTGTTAATCCTTGTATAGTCAATTGAACTTCTTGTTCTTTTGCCTTTTTATAATCTTCAACTGCTTTTAATCTATCTGCTTTTTGTTTATCTAATCTTTTTTGTTCTGCTTGTATTTCAGCTTCTATTCTTTCAGCTTCTAATTTATCGGCTTCTTCTTGTTTCTTTCTTCTTGCATCTTCAAATTCTTTATCCATTTCAGCTTGTCGCCTTAATGCTTCACGATTTGATTCTAATAACCATTTATGTTCTTCATCAATTAACTTTCTATTTTCTTTTGTATTTGATTTTGATTTTTCAGTAGCTTGTTTGTCAATTTCTTGTATTGCTAATTGAAATCCTGCTTGTTGGTTTTTTAATTCTTGTAACTTTTCCTTTGTTGTTTGGATTGTTTCATCAGCCTTTGTTTTAACTTCTTCGGGATCAAATAATAATTTACTACCATACTCTGCCGCACTTGCTGTTAATTTAGTTATTTCCGCATTAATTGAAAAAGTAGTTATTTTTTGAAAACCTAATATCTCAGCAACTTTATTTGCTGTTGTTATTAATAAATCAATTGGTGCTGCTAATACTCTAAAAGATATTGCAGATGCTTCTAAACCAAATCTAAAAATGCCTTGTAAAATACTTTTATTTCTTTCTGCGCTTTCTATTTGCGCTGCTTTCATTGATTCTTGAGTAGCTAACTGAGCTTCTAAATCAGCTATAGCAACTTTTGACTTTTCTATTTTAAGATTAAGGATATCCTTTTCGGTTTTACCCATTAATTTTAAAATATTTTCTTGTTTGCTTACATCTGTTAATTCTTTTTCAGTTGCCTTTGCAGATGCTTCTTGTGTTTCTAATAATTTTTTTTGCTCTTCATTAACACCACTTACAGCTTCTTTTATATCATCCCAATAAGCTACTATTGTACCTAATACAACTAAAAAAGCACCTATTCCAGTCGAAGTAATTGCAGTCTTTATCGCTTTGAATGCATCAATAGCAACTGCCTTAACAATTTTAAAAGCATCACCCATTTCTGCAATTCCCTTCACACCTTCAGCTAAAGCCATTGCAGCTTGTACTTTTAATAAAGATTTTTGTAAATCTTCGCTTTCACTACCAAATAATGCTGCTGCCCCTTGAGCAGCTTGAAAGCCTGATGCAATTCCACCAATCGCTTTTTGTACTGCTCCAAACTTTGCACCTTCTCCGGCAAATGCCCCTATCTCATCTCTTAAATCTCCTATCTCATCTTTTACAGAACCTAATCTTTTAAGAGTATCAATATATTTTTGAGTGCCAGGTTGTAAGCCAGTTAACTCATTTTGGATTTCTTTAAATTCCTTTTTTAAATCACTTAATGACTTAACCGAGTCACCTGTATTTACATCTATTTCAAAAGTAGTTATTGCCATATCTTTTAAGTACCAATTATGAGTAAACTCGTATTTCTATTGTTGAATAAAGTAATTGCCCATCTGTTGCAGTTCCACTTGAATTGTATGTGTAAACTTGAACTGTATTATTGTTTTTTCTACCTGATATTATTTCACCTTGCATAGTGTTGTTACATATTACAGTTGTTTTGTATTCTGTAAACTCACCCGTTAAAGTTCCTAAGTATTCACCAACTGCATCACGTACCCATGTAATGCCACTTGTTAAAGTGTTTTCTAAAACATAGGCTGTAGGATCACTCGTTCCATTTTGAAATAATAAAGCAATGTAATGTTTATAAGACACATTGTTTAAAGTCTTAATCCCATTATTGTAAGTTACGTTTGATTCTGTTACTGTTATTCCGCTGCTATTAGTTACTGAAACATTTGAAACACCGTTCATTAAAGTCACACCTGTTGATGCTGTGATTGAAACATTAGAACTTCCTAAACCTACGGTATTATCACTACCTATTACAATAACACCTTCACCCGAATTAACTTGATTTCTCATTCCACTTACAATAGCACCTTCAGTTACAAAGTTATCATTGTAAGAGTTAAATATTTTGCCAGTTGGTGCTACTACAGTTCCGTTATCCTCAACACCTCCTAAAGTATTAAATCCAATATCATCTACATAAGGTGGTAATGTTTTTAACTTAATAAATTCGCATTTAGTAGGAACTTTTGCAGATATATCGTAATCAATTATTTTGTTAAGTCTCCAATAATCATTTTCAAAATAAAATGTGTTTCTAAAATCTAATGACTGAATGTCAAATTCATTAATTAAAAAGTAGCCAACAAATATTTTACTATCCTTATCTGCTATTTGTTCAATGTAATCTTTCCAATATTTATTGTATAGATTGTTAGTTGTATATCTTTCAGGTGTATAATATACTTGTCTTGGATTTGTAAAGGATAAATCAAAAGTTGGATTCTGTACATCGTCTAAATGACCAGCATAGGCATAGTTACTTCTAATTGTTGTTCCGCTTGTTGCTATATGCTGCCATGTATTTAAAGTTGTTTTTAAACCACCGTAATAAAGCAATCTAATATTTGAAGGTGTAAACTTTATAGCTCCATTATTATCTAATGTGTAAATTTTAGATATTACTCTATCATGTCCAATTGTATCAACTAATGGAGTAGGGCTAAATATTAATTCAGTTTTAACCTCACCTTTTAGAAAATCATTTTGAATATCGTATTTCTTTTGCCCGTATATTTCAGCAAACTTAGTTTGATAGTCAGTATTAAAATAATCTTTGTCATCTTTGTAAGTAAATAAATAAGTTTTATTATTTATCTCACCCATTGGAATGATTTTCGTTTCCTTTGAATAGTCTAATTTATCAGACCAATCATTCACAGTTCCACTGCTATAAAACGTAGGTCTTGGCTCTATTAATAAGTTAAACTCATTACTTTTATCAACCTCAACAAATAAGTTAAATGCTTTTATTATTGAGTTAAAAAAATCACTTTGTTTTATGTTATCAGGCAATACATCTGATAAAATTACTGTATCACCTTCTTGAATTGTTGAATCTAATAATTGACCTGTAAAATAACTTGTTGATGCTATATTTAAGTCACCCTCAACAGGTGCGTAATCAAATTCATCTATTTGTGGCAATATAAAAAAGTAATAAGGGCTATTAGTTAATATTGCACATCTTACTTGCTCATTAGCGTTTAAATATGTTTGAATTTCTAAAACACCTTCTGCATCAGAACTTAACTCACCATAAGTTATTTCATTACTTCCGTCTTTTGAAACTCTTATATTAAACCTATTATTTGAAAAATTAGTTCCATTAGGCACAAAGGTTAAAGGTATATTAGCTAACTGATTACCGCTTTTAGTTATTGCTAAGCTACCAAATGTGTAAGAATTTATAAATGTAAAAGTCCTAAATGGATAATAAGCTACATTTAATTTAATGTATGCTTTTAATTTATAATTACCAGACCTTGATGCTTTGAAATATGTATTAAAGTTAAAATTATTACCAGGATCAAAATTAGGGGCAGTTGTTTCATCTTCAAATGTAATGTCTCCACTATAAGTTGATAACTGATTATCTTGATAAAAGGTAGTACCTGATGCAGCAAATTCAACTACTTGCTTAGTTGTTTTTTCAGCTCTAAAACTTCTATTCTCTATTTGCTCACCACTTAAACTTAATAAACTTTGTCCGTTATAAGGTATAATTAATTTTTTAAATGTATCTGTTTCAAAAAAATTAGATTGATAAGTATATCCTGCTTGACTAAACATTTTATCAATTAATGTTTTAACAAATACAGCTGGGTAAATATCTTCTACTTTAAATTGACTGTTTATTCTTTTGCCATAATCAATATGTGGATAAACATATCCGTTAGTTCTGCTCCAACTTAAAAACTGATTGTGTAATGTGTAATTATGATTATATTCAGTTAAATCAATATCTCTTAAATAACCATTAGTAAAATCTTGATAAATGTTTTGTAAGCTGCCATAAAAACAAACTTCATATTGTATCTCATATTTATCAGTAACATTAACATTTAGCAATTGACAAATGCCTTTAAACTGTGTTGCTTCGTTATAAGTTATTTCTGCAATAGCTTTTAAGTTCGGGTTAAAATTTGGAGTAAAGTTAGTAGTGCCTGTACTATTAATGACTGCATTAACATTCCATATATTTGAAAACAATTCATTGTTAAAAGTAGTGCCAGGTAATACAACCGTTTTGCTCCATGTTGTAGAACGTTTCTCAGGCTCACGTATATCTGCAATATTAAAGTTAAGAGGGATTGAAACTTCATCCGTTAAGTCTATTTGCTCGTTATTGATATAAATTTTAGTTAAAATCATCTGCGTTGTCTTTTTCTGTTTTGTGAATAGGTAAATGAAATAACTAAGTTAAATAGTTGCTGACTTGCTTCGTATTTAGTCTCGTAGTTTGCATTCGTGATATTAACTGAAACTAAGTTAGCCCCTTCATAAATATAAACATCAGGACTTGTTACAAGTTGCTCTAACCATATAGATTCTAATTGAGTAATCCAATCACTATTGATAGTAATCGTATCGTCTAATATAGTTTCATATTGGCTTAAACCTCTGCTTGTTGTTGAGTAGTTGTAGTTAGTGCCACTCCATTGATTTGGATTGCTTTTGTAAGTATTACGTTTTATGTTTGTGCTTTTTGTCTTTGCACCTGTAAAAGTGTAATAATCGTACTTACCATAATTATTCATAAACTTAAAACGTATAGGTTCGTATTTACTGCAAATTTCACCTGGATATATTCTTATTGTTTCACTTACTACTGTGCCTGCACTATTTTTTATCTTCACTTCATAATATTCCCAATTAGTTACAAATATTGGTAAGCTACCAAATGATAAGTCAGGATTTGTTAAGCTATTAATCCAATCGTAATCAACTCTAACATTAATTGACCTATCTGCTCTATTACTTAATGAAGCGTAAGGATTCTGTACTCTAACTGTATTAAAGACAGTACCTTCATCATAGTAAGTTACTATCTCTAAATTATAACCTTCATTAACTGCATCAGTCATAAATCCAAAAGCCATTTTCTCACCTGTTATCGTTTTAAATGTTGGCTGGTCCGTTAAGAATTGACTTGAGCTGTTTTGAAGTACATACGTGTTTGTAGCAAAGGTTAAAAAGTTATTCGGTTCAAATACTCCATTAAAAGCATAACCACTACTTGATGTAAGGTTTGTGTAGTTAGTAATTCCACTACTTGCCCCGTATTGCTCACCAAATTGAATGATATAAGATGCTATCGAGTTTCCACATTGTTTAAATGTAGTTGTGTTATCTTCAGCATCACTTGTAAGAAAGTTTTGTATTATTCCGCTTACATCAAATGTCCCGTATCCATTATTTGGATTCTTTCCCACTTCTAAACGTGTGTAATCACTTGAACCATTTACATAAATATCTGCTATGTATCTAAAATTAGATTGAGCTACATTAGTAGAACTCAAAGTAAATATCATTTGATTGTACGCTGGTGCGTAGCTGTTAGGTGTATTGTATAGTGTTAGTGCCATTATGGTTGATAATCTTTAACTATGTCTTTTTCTAATTGTGGAATCTCTATTGTTAGGAATTTCTTTCCTTTATACCCAAAACGTTTTATAGTTCCGTTCTTTAATATGTTAGTAGCTATTGCATAACTCAATGACCTTCTTTCTTCTTGAGTGTTTGCTATTTTTTGTAGCGCTGGTTTATTATTAATCCAATCTAATATTCTTGGTTGTAACTTTTTTCTCTTTTCTTTTGAATATCCTTTTGGCTTAGTACCTTCTTCGAGGTCTTTCCAATAATCTTCAATTTCAATCGTAATCTTAACTATGTTGCCATTAACTGAAGTTGGTAGTGGTGTAATGGATTGCATTAAATTTCCACTTGCATCGAATCCAAACTTAACAATGTTATCTTTAACTCGTTTAATGAATTTTAAAACGGATTGATCAACAGTACCGCCTTCTTCAATTTTATTTATATATTCATCTAATACTTTTGATATTTCATCTTTTAATACCCCTGTTGCCATTTGTTTCTGTCTTTAATGTAACTTAAATAGTTTAAAAACGATACCACATTCATGTTTAAAAAGAAATCCCACTTTGTTCTATCCTTACCGCTTAAATTGTCAAGTGTAACATACCAACTCCAATAATCTAAGTGTTTTTGTTGTTCAGTTCGCTCTGTATCAACTCCCTCGCTTCTTTCATTTGATTTACCAAATAATCCTCTATACTTGGATACAAACCCTCTATAACTTTGCAAAAAAAAACACATAAAGGATAAACTATTCCAACATTCATGCTTTTGATATGCTCAACCCTTTGAATGTAATCCATTTCAATTTCTTTGTACTTTAACCAGCTTATTTTATAAGGCTTCACAAACATTGCTACTAATTGTGGCAAGTTGCTAATTATACTTTCTTCGCTTTCTGTTAACTTAGCTAAACTGATAAAGTCTCCTGCACTAAGTTTACTAATGTCATAGTTTACAATCCATCTATACCCGTTATGCTTAAACATCTCAACTGCCTTAGGAAACTCCATTTGAAAAATAAAGTTTACTGACTTGATAAGTTCTTTTAGTTGATCTATTCTTATTTTCTCAACATCGGCCACAGGAATATCAGCTATGATTGAAATCACTCTAATTTCTCTATCGATAGGGTCAATATCCTTATCTTTAACAATATCGTATATCAATGGAAACTTATCTATTGATATTTCATGCCATGTATTTGGTATTGTAATTGTCATCATATTTAAAAGTACCTTTGTTTTATAATAGTGTGTATCTGCCTGTTTTGTATTTAGTGTAAGCATGGAAAGATAAGCATGTAGCCATAACACCATCGTCATGGAATCCTGAAGGTGCTGAATACTTTATTACTCTGCTTTTAGGGTTGTATTCATAGGTAAACATTTCAAGTTCTTTTTCTAACCAATCCACATTTAAGAATTTAACCTCTTTGTTTTGATTTGCCACGATTAAACTTTCAACTATTTCCTTTTTGCTCTGATTTGTAGTAACGAATGGTTCAATAGTACAGTAACTTGCACATTCTTTTTGCAGCATTTCAAATATAACATCACCAATTGAGTTAACCTCAACTAATGCAGTTTGGACAAAATTTGTCCTTAATCCTTGCGCTATATTCTTAACTATGCTTTGCCAGTCAGTATGTCTCCAACGTTCAATGTAGAACTGTTCGCCTTTTTCATTGAATATAGATAGCACTGAGTAATCGTCTGCTCTGCCTAAGTCAATACCGGCAAATGCTCTACCATTTGCTTTACTGTCGACAATTTGTCGATTGTTGAATAGTGTTGCAGTGCCATCAACAAACTCCGCTAAGTATTCTTGCCTAAATACCATGTCAGGCAAAGTAAGTTTAGCATCGTCAATCTCTTTTGGATTAATCATTGGATTGTGATACGATGTCATTGTAAATGACTTGTACTGCTCGTTTATCCCATCTAATTGATACATTTTATAAAAATGGTTTTTACCTTTTGGAGTGCTTATTAATAAAACCTTTTTGCCTTTTACCAATACTGTGGCCCTTAATACTTCAGTCCATGCTTTCTCATCCATAAATGCAAACTCATCACATACCAAGTAATCGAATGTGAAACCTCGCATGTTATCGTATCTCTCAGCACTAAAGAATTGAATTGTTGAACCTGTGATGTATTCAAGTACTAACTCCGATTGATTAACCTTTCTGTAAATTTCAGGTCTCTTTGCAAATGCCTTAAAGCAATCGTCAAATACTTTTTTAGATTGTTTATAAATAGGACTTACCCATGCTATTCTAATGCCTTTATTATTTAAAGCCCAAAATAACATTTGATTAATAGCTAATAAAGTTTTACCAAACTGCCTACCTATGTTTATAACGTAGTATTTATGGTTTTCTTTATTTATGCTATCATGTATTTTCTTCTGATTCTTGTGAGGATTGTATAGTACTGCTTTCGCCAAAGTCTGCTGTGAATTTCATATTACCTGTAACTTTTACCTCATGCTGTTCAATGTAACCACGTTTCTTTGCTCTACATTTTAAATAGAACATTGTGCTTAGTGGATTGCCTTTTTTAATCTGTTGGTGCAAAGCTGACTCTGCAAAATCTAAAGCAACATTCTCAAGTTCCTTTACTGCCTGTCTGTATTCTTTATCTTCTTTTAACCACTTATAATGTTGTGTTCTTGATAGTCCACTTTCTTTACATGCAGGTGTTACAATGCCCAAATGTTTCTCTAATGCTTCAAGTAATGCCTTTTTAGCTTCGATGGTTCGTTTTTGTTCATTTATTTGCATTTTAAACTACTTTCTTTTATAAAGTACCAATATATCTATCTAAATACCATTTAGCTTTTAAAAGGTCTTCTTTTGTCTTTGTGATGTCTTTTTTACCTGCTCTGCTAATATACTTAACTACATTGCCTAAATGGAAGTTTAACTCCCATGCTTCTATTACTTTAATAGCTTCATAGGTTGTATCTCCACCATAGTGTTTTGGGTTATTTACTGTTTCCATTATATTACAATAGTTTCATTTGTTTCCAAATTAGTAATTGAAATAGTTTGTTTTTCCATACCTATTAATATAATTACATTTTCTGTATTATATGCTTTAACAAATTTATCTTTTAATTCTTTAGTTTGTTTTGTAGGTATATTATATTTTAAAAATATTGTTATCGCTAATTTATTTTCCATCTTTTATAACTGCAAGTAAGTATTCAAGTAATTGTTTTCTGCAATCTCCACATCCTAAGTTAAAAGGTTTGTTTCCACTCTTTATAGCTAAATCATTTAGTTCAGTCCAATTAAATGTAGGTGAATAGTTCTTACCCATCTGTTCCCATTTAATTAACTGCTCTGCTATGTTTTGTGGAATCATAATAAGTACCTGTCGTTTATCTGTTCAATTAGTGATGCCAATAAAGCAAAGGTAAAAGGAATAGTCAATAAATCAAAATAACCTGTAAAATTAATTATTTGATAAATTAGGAAGGACCAATATGTTAAACATAAAGGGCAAGTAAAAGGTTTTTTCATTAATAGTTTAGGCTTAGGTATGTATTTTGCCAGTATGTAAGTAGTTGCTAAAAGTTGTATCATTGATTTATGTTTTCGTAGTATAGTCTCTCGTTTATTTCTTTTATTAAGTCATAAAATTGCTGAGGTGTCAATCCGCTTTCTAAATACATATTTAAAAGTGCAAGCTCCATCAATATGTTTTATGTGGATTAAATGCCATTTCTTTTCCTGTTAGGTTTTCAAATAGCTTATCTAATTCATAAATCAAAGAGTTACGTTGAACATTTAAATCACATGCTTTTTTTAAAATAGCATAAAGTTCTTCATTACCGTTATATTTTTGGTAAAATTCATCATAACTCATTCGCCTGATTTCATAAAGAGCTTCCTGGTTATTCCACATTTTTAAATCAACTGTAATCAGTTTGTCTATTAAAGTTCCTGGTGTTTCCATTATAAAGTTTTTAATCCATCATTTTTAAAATATGATTCTAAATAACTATTACGAACAGATGTGTGAACAGTTACATTTGAGTTAAGGCTTGGCATTGATTGAAGTAAACAAACAAAAGCTGAACTAATTACATGGCATTCTTTTGCTCTTTCCATTATTGTTAAGGCTTCAAATAAAGGTACTTCTTTTGGTATTCTTACAATTGGTAAGTTAGGTAAGTTTTTTATTTCATATCCTCTTTGCAAATCGTCATGAACAAAAATATATTCATTATGGCTTGAAGCGTAATTGTTAAAATGTTCAAGTTCTTTTTTTAAATCCCTTTTAACTTGAAATTCCTTTCTTAACTTTTTATCATATTTTTTATTCTCAAAAAAAGCATCGTCACCTATTTGATTGTAAAGTTCATAACCTTGTTGATCTAAGTGAAAATCCTCTTTGTCTCCTACAAAATTATCTATTGCAGTTCCAATTTCATTTTCATTATCAATTATTAAAAGTTCAATTTTATTTAAACCTTCATACATTCTTTTTACATTTTCTGCATTATGCCTATAACATAAAATAAAGATAGTGTCGTATTTTCTTACATCACGCTTATAAATATGCCTTACTAATCCACAATGTACTATGTGGTCTCCCATTCCTAAATGATGTGATATTAATTTATTCATTTGCCCAAAAAAATATATGTTTATAATCTGATTCTATTTCTTTATATTCATCTTTATACTGGTCATAACCATTTAAGAATTTAACTGTTGGTGCTTCATACCACCCAGCAGCTCCAATGTGTCCGCATGTATCGTTAGTTTGCCTGTATATTTCATTTACATTTTCCAAAGGTTCATCAATAAAAGTATTTCTGTAACCACTCAAAAATGTATTTGGCATTCCTAATATGTAATGCTGAATAATAGATTCAGTTCCATGTTGAGCGTAAATTGGATAAATTTTAGCGTTCAATGTATCTTGGTCGCTACCTTTTATAGTATAATCCCTATTATCTAAAACAGAGTCTAAACTTTGAAACCTATCTCTAAAGTGTTGGCTCATCCCGTATCATTCCCCCCATTAAAGGTATATTGTGAGATATACTATCAGTAATAGCATGTAATACTTTTGGTGTATTTTCCCATTCTTTTACCATTTGCGCCTCTCTATATGTTAACGGACTATCAGTATCCCTACAAATTATTCTTTCAACATTAGCCTCAAAAATAGGCAATAACCTCCATAGCATTGCTTTACACAATGGTTCTTCAGGTAATACTCTAAATCTTACTTTGTATGCTTTAAATCTATTAAATAATTTTTCATACTCGTTATAAGTTTTTTCATCAGTACATATATGAATGTGCCAATCAGGATATATACAACGAGCGAGACGAATATTAATCCACATACCCCTAAGATAGGAGCTAAAATCAAAGCAATTATGTTCTTTTTTACCATAGCCAAAAAGTGAGTAACTAATATATTTCATTTATTGGAAACGAATTTATAATAATAAAGTATTTGATCAATGTGTACTTCTTTCTTTAAAAGTCCACTTTTATGTATTTGTGTTGCCCAGTCAGTATCTTCGCCAAAACTTATTTCTTGAAACTTAAATTGCTTTGCTATGCTGCTTTTAATCACGTTTAAGTGATTTGGATAACGTTCATAGGTTATTACATTTGCAGTTGTTCTGTATTCTGAATACCTAATTGAATGTTCAAATATTTTAGGATCATGCCCGTCAAAAGTAATAACACCCTTTAAAGATAAACAGTCAGGTTTGCTTTGTAATGCTTTTAAAATTAAACGAATATAGTCGTTTGATAGTTTGTCATCGTCATCAATAAAACAAACATACTCACCACTTACTTTCTCTAATAACTGATTTCTTTTCTCACCAATGCTTTTACCTTTTGGAGCTTCATCAATTAGTACCTCAACTATTCCAAAAGCATTCTGCATCTCTATTTGAAAGTTAATGTCAAAGAATAGTTTATTAAACTTTTCAGCTCTTTCCGGCAAAGTAGGTATTAAAATAGAAAGTATCAATTAGGATAAATTATTAAGTGTTGTGGTATATCGAAATGATTAGCTTTCCTTTTTAAATATGTTTCATAATCTTTTTGGTTTACTTCAGGTGCTTCAGTCTTTTGGTATTGAGAATCAAACTCACTTAATCCCCATGCAGGATGCCTATGAGTAAATAATAACTTTTGGTCTCCTTTGTATTCGTACTTACCCAACATCTTTGCTACTTCAGTAGCTTCCATGTCGCACCACAAAGATACATAGTCATAATGATAAATGTAATTAAAACGATTGTAGTAATCTGCACCCATTATACTCATGGTCATTAAATTACCTCTTTGATAACCATCCGAATAATGTAATACCTGGTCATAATTACCTTTAAAATCCTGTCTTATAATTTCATCAAATCCTTTTATTTCAAAGTGCATATCATCCGAAGTATTGATTAAAATTTTCCAACCTTCAAAAATATCCATGTCACGATTTATAGCATCAATTTTATTCTTTGAAGTTCCACGAACAATAAACACATTGTCGTCTGGATAACTGAATCCAAACATGCTTTCATCATCTTCATCAATACTTACTAAAATAGTGTAATTCATTGAGTTACATTTCATTATGATATTCTCAATTGATTTCTTTGCCTTTAGTGGTCTTGAGCGTGTTGCTAATTTGAAGAGGATATGTTCATTCACGATTCAAAGTTATAAAAGATTTTTTCACTTTGCAATTCCTTTATAAATACTTTTCGATTTTCTTCTATCAACTTTGCTTTTTTGTATTCAGGTATGCTTGATTTATGTTCAATGTTATAATCCATAGCAAATAAATATTCTTTAGTTCGTGATAGTTGTTGATATGGAGCGTAAGTGAACCCAGCTTTGTAAATTCGATTTGAGTATCCTGCATGTTCAAATCCATACTGCCCGTATTCAGGATTCATGTAACCTACTTTATTTAAAACCTCTTTAGTTAAGAACATAAACACACCTCCACAATCTTGATATATTTCTATATCGTTTTTTATTATAATTTTATTATGTATTTTAGTTAGGTATAATAAATGATTCTGTTTTGAGTTTATAAAGTAGTCAGCCCATCCATCTTTTACCGGGTAGCAATCATCATCAAAGAGAAAAATGCAATCGCAATCTTGCAAAGTTTTTAAATTTTGATTCTTTGAATATGCAACTCCACGATAATTTACATCTTCATGAATGTGTAAATGATAGCTTTTAGGCTTTACTTTTTCAAATTCTAATAGCCATCTATCTACATAGTCTTTTCTATTTGGAGTGGTTGTTACGCCAATTCCAATACTAAATCCTGTTTGCGTTTCTCTGTCCATGTGTTTAAATTGTAGTTAATATTCGTGTATTCTTTTAATTTTTCTGCATAGTCAATTCTCATTTGTTCACTTTCAGTAAGTCGCTTTATTGCCTTATACCAACCATTAATGTCGCTATTCTCTAAAAATATTGCAGTATCTTTTGGGAATATGTTATAAGGTTTTACGTTTGAAACTATTGCAGCATTTCCATGTGCAGCAGCTTCAAGTAGTTTAATTTCGGACTTTCCTTCAGTAAATATGTTTTTCTCTAAAGGAATTAAACTAACATCCGTAAGGTTATAGGCTTTCCCATACTCATAAACATTAATAGCGTTAATTCTTAGGTAGTTTCCTTGTTTCATTACTGATTCATAATACTTGTAATGATCGTTATCAGTGTAACCTCCTAAAACAAATTGAGCGTTATTTATTGACCTTGCTTTCCTTATTGGTATTTGTAATATCTTAACATCCTGCACATGATGAACACCTGCAATGTAACCAAAACGTGTAAATTGTGAAGGTTCTTTTTTAGATTGCCATTGTTCATCTGTAAGGTCTAAACAGTTAGGATATACCTTTACATTCTTATTAAAAGGTTTTATTTTATCTGCAAGTATCTGAGTAGTGCAAGTAACTATATCTACATGTTTTAAAATATCTTCAGTTTGCTTTACTATTTGATATTCTTTGTAAACTTTACACAAAGCATGTGAAGTTGGTAAATGCCAGTAATCGTCAATGTCAAATATCACTTTGCATCCTAACTTTTGAAACCTTTTTATTTTCTCTATTGATTTTCCATAAACATCTATTTCACGCTGATAAACTACATATTGATAGCCTTTTATCATTTCATCTGTCAAAACATCTAAATCTTCTAAAACATCACATTTAAAGTTAGTAAGGTCAGATACTTTTGAATAAGGAACTATTAATCTGTGATAGGATAACCCGTTAAGGTTAGCCATGTTCGCCTTGATTAGAATTTTTATCATTGTGCTGTCGTTTTAATTTCTCTTTTATTTGTTTTATATCATTTGCTACTGTTCTGTAAGGTATCTTTGTTTTGTCGCTTAACTTTTTTGCCCCTCCATGCTGGATGTAAAGTTTAAGAAGATTCTGTTCATAAAACTCGTTTTCTGTTTGTGGTGAGTAAGTCAAAAAATTAATTAAAGTTGAATAGTCTATTTGCTCTTCATTCTCTATGACCTCGTTAAGATTATCTACATACTGAATAAAGTCAGTAAAGTATTTCTTTTTAAACTTATTTGAGTGCCAGGTTCGCCAACAAACCGCAGAATAAAAGTGTTTAAGATTTCTTATTTCGGATAAGTCAAATTGTTTCTCAATTATAATTAAAACGCTTTCAAAATGTAGGTCTTCCCAAAGATAGTGATTGTGGCAGATATTTTTAGTTATCTGTTTATAAATTCGGTTTTTAACGAGTTCATCTATCACTTATGCAAAATTAAACAAACTAATAAGAAAGTTGCAATTAAAATAAATTGAATATCAGTTTTTTTTATTTTCATTTCTTTTAGCTTCAATTAGTTTCATGTATAGTTTCCAATTAAAGTTACCTCTTACTTGGTTAACCTGTGTTTTCTTTACCCACCATTCAGCTTGGCTAATTAGTGAAGTCATGTTGTTTTGTGTTTTCATAATAGTTGTAATTGTGTTGTTTTTGATTTATTTATTATTCCTAATGCAGTTTCAAATATTGTTTTACCAACTTCAAAATCTACAAGGTTTCGTGCCATTTTAGTTCTACTTTGTTCGCCTTTATATTTAGTAAAGTCATATTGATGAAATTCACAAAGTTTTTTAAATTCATCATTTGATTGACCACACATTATACCTCTCATACTTCTTTCAGCAATATCTAATGGTAATTTAAAATTGCACCAATATAAATGTCTACCTCTTTTTTGTGCTTGTATCAATGGCTCATAATAAGGTATTACATTTTCTATACAATATTTACCTTCAAAATGATGTTCTAAAAATATAACTTCCTGATATAACATCATATTTGGATATTGTGGAATATAAAAGTTTTGATTTTTTTGTGTAAATCTAACCTTTGAATGTGTTGGACAAGGTGGTGAACTCCAAATAAAATCAAACTCTTTGTAATGGTCTAACAAATATTGGTGAGCATCGGCTACAATTACTTTATCATTTGGAAATCGCTCTTGGTATAACCTTGCAGCTTCAGGGTCTAACTCAACTGCTGTAACTTCAATATCTTGTTTAACCTCATTCCATTTGTAACGATTACCACCTAAACAAGCGTATAAATTAAGTATTTTCATATTTGTTATTAATAATTTTAATTATTTGATATTCTAATTGTTTTGATGTTAACTAAGTCGCTATAAATATTCGCTAATATGTAAGTTATGTAAGGCGGATAATGTCGAGTTAAATATAGGTATTCCCAACCTTACCTGTGCGGTGTGCGCCAAACCTGCCACACATTCAAGTCCGCCAATCCATAACATCATTTTAAAGGTTTTAAGTTATCGTATGTTTTGCCCTGCTCTTTTAATTTTAAAGTTAAGAATATTAAAGCCTCTTTTTGAACATAGTATTCAAAAGTTTTATTATTGTCATCAATTACTGAAAGTACAATTGAATTATAACCTTTTTCATCATACCTTTTAATTTCAGATTTCTTTAAAAAATTATTGTAATTAATTTTAGCTTGTTTTTTTATTTTCTCTTTGCTTTCATCACTAAATGTAATTTGAAAATTATCATACAGGAATTTATAAATAGAAGGTAAATGCATTACATTATCTTCATGGTTAATTATAGTTCCGTACCTATGCGCTACATTTGCATCACAGATTTTAAAAAAGTATTTAGCTATTTCCATGTTTTGCTCAAAGAATTTAGTAACTGGAGCTTCAACTCTTACATCTTGCATTTTAAACCATTCCTTCATTGCTTGTTCTCTTTTTTGAGAACTCATATAACCTTTAACAAACTTTGTAAATGTTACAGTACCATAACCAACATATTGTCCAAATTCACCAGTTAAGCCTAAATTAAAAGCGTTTTCAAGCTCGGATAATGTTGCACCCTTATAATGTTCAATAACGTAGTCATAAATAAAACCAGCTACATTTTTAATTGTATTTGCTTCTAAGTTGTATTTTTTATTTTCACCACTTAGCTCAATAGTTTTAATTATTAAAGCATATAATTTAGTTAATACATCCTGTTTGTTAAGATTAATAATTTTAGTTTCATTTTTTGCCTGAACATAAAGTTTCATTTGGCTTGGTAATTTCTGCATGGCTTCAGCTTCTAAAACTGAAAATCCATTAGTTGTAATTAAATTGCTCATCTTTTTTTAGTATAGTCATCCCAGTTAATATTTTCTATTGATTGCATTGCTGTTTGTATTCTTACTTCTGATGTATTGTTATCTTTTATAAATTCAACCTTTGCTTTCCTAAAAGCATCTTTTACCCACATATTGATTGCATGGTAATCTGATTTGTATTGAACTCCTTTACTTGCTTTGTAGTCATTGAGTTTATCCAGCATCCAATTAACTTCATGTTCTAAGTATTCAGAATAAAGTTTATCTAATTCAGATTGAGAAATAAATACATGCTCTCTTATTTTATTCTTATTATTATTATTATTCTTATTTAATTCTTTTTCTTTTTTGCTTAAAATCGCTTGACTATCGTTTAGCGGTCGCTTAGCGTTCGCTTTATTTCGTTTAGCTTCCGCTCCTTTTTTACCATTTTCTGAATTAACTTTTGATATATGATTAGCTTCAATTAATTGTTCATCTAAGAATTTAATTAATATATTTCCATTATTGCTCCAGATATATTTATCAATTAATTGATTAATTAATGATTCATTCTTATATCTTTTAATTAAATCTTCAATAGTTAATTTACCATCACGTTGCCAATAAACTGCACATACATTAATAAATAATCCTTGAAGTTCTAAAGATTCATAAACTATATCACCAGTAAGCCATTCAGTTGCGGTAAATTTAAAATATGGAAAGTTTTTTGCCATTTATATAAAATAAAAAACCCTTCGGCTTTCGAGGTAACGGGCTCTACTCACCAAAGGGATTAAAATATTATTATTATTGATGCCGTTACTCATCGGGTACAAATATACAAAAAGTTTTTCAATTATTCCAATCCTTTGTAAAATTCTTCTCTCATATTTGAGTTCATAGTGTGGTAAATATCCCCGATTTTATCCAAGTATTCAACATCTGTTATATTCCTTTTTTCAAGTTCTTCAACTATTTTAAAACCTTGTCTTTGCCAAAGGTTAAAATCAGCTTTCATCTTCTGTTTAAATTTACCTGTTAATTGTGTTGACTGCTCAACTGTTGACTTAAATAAACCAATTAATAAATGGCTTTCAAATTCAAGTTTAGCTTCATCATTCGTTAGTTGTTTTTCCATGTTCTTTGATTATTAAGTTAACAATATTTTCAGCATCCTTTTTTACATTTAACCAATGTTCATTTTTTGAACTCGGGTCGTGCCATCTGTTGTCTGATTTTAAATCATAACATAAATAGTTGTAAACGATTTCAATTAATTTTTCTTTATTTTCCATGTTCTTTGATTTTTATTTTATAAACTTTAATTAATTCTTTTATTTCATCCAATGTTAGTTTGAGGTCATCATTCCTTTTATTCATCAATACAACGTAGTTAAATGCGCTTATTCTGTGCTGTATTCTTTCGTTATATTCTAAGTGGTTACCATGCAGATGTTGGTTACAATGAACGCATTGCCCATGTACGTTATCTTCGCAAAATCGTAAGTTAGGATAACGACCTACTGAAAAGAAATGTCCAGCATCAAATTTACTTGTTAATGGTCTATCGCATGAAATACATGGTTTATTAGCATCCCTTAAACGAATATACTTGTTAAAGACTATTTGAAGTAAAGCTAACCATTCTGTTCTGGTCCGAGTATTCTCAATCATTACTTTCTTTTTCTCTTTCCACACCTTCGCTTCAGCTAACTTAGTAGCACATTTAGCACCACAAACTACTTGAGTGGTTTTAAAAGGAGTGAAGTTTCCACCGCACTCCTTGCATTTTTTATTTTTTATTGAACGCATCTAAATATTGGTTAAATAAATCCCTTGCAATAGTTACCTTTTCAATCATTCGTTCCTGTACTTCTTCATTAGCTTCCCATCTTCGAATGTATAAACCAGCATCGGAGTTAAGAATTAAACGAGGGTCAAAAGAAATAAAGTCACACCACTTACGACCAGATAATAAAAGATAGCATTGCATTTGATAGTAGTAATCATTATTCTCACTTTCAAAAGTTTCTTCATTAAAGAAAAAGTTTAAATGATTAGAACCAATAAATGGGCATTTAATTTCAATCATTCCTTCCTCACCTACTAAGCCATCAGGACTACCTGTTAATCCTTCGATATTTTCGCTTATAAGCAACTTTGATTCGATTACCTCATTACCAGTCCTTGCAGTATAATATCTCTTTGCTATTGGCTCATTTTCGTGTCCCCATGCAGTAGCATAGTTATCTATACTTTGCTTAGGTTGTCCGCTTAACCTTTCGTAAACTTTCTCACGAATGTAAGTTTCTGCACCTTTGCTTAGTAAGTCTTTTTTAGCTCTTGGCTCAGTCATAAGGCGATGGATTTCACTTCCGGTGAAATTACCTAATCTGTTTTCCCACCACGTAGGTGAGTATATTTCTATTGTGCTTTCCATTTTATTTAACATTTAATATTAATTTATTATAACAAAAGTCAATAGCACTTTGAATATCGTAACCATTTAAGATTAAACTTCCAAATAATTCAAAATATTCATCTTTATATTTATCAGCCATTTCTTTCATTTTAATATCATTTTCAATTATTTTATTTTCCATTATATTGATTTTATAAGTGCAATTTCTACTTCCTTACTTATTTCGTATTTAGTTTTGATTTGCTCTAAGCTTCCACCTTTCATTATAAACTCAACAGCTTTACCGAATGCCTCTGATTTTACTTCTAATTGTGGTTTACTGCTCTTTGTTTGCTCACCTGCTGCATCAGTATCTTTGTCGGTAACTAAGCCTAAAATTGAACTTAAAGCATATCTACGAATGTAAGTAATGGCACTACCTAAAACTTGAAAATCATTCATGCCTTTTAATTGCACACCTTTAGGAATATCAGTTAAGGATTCAATAGTTTCCCCTGTTTCAACATGGAATATAATTGTTTTAACACAATCGCCCATAATAGGTTGAGTAAAGCCAAGTTCATGCTTTGCTAATAATGGATTGATAACATTAAAGATAGTTGGAAGGTCTGCATAGGAATATCCATAACCTGTTGTTCCTTTGTGAATCACTGGCACTTCTTGTTGGAATGCTGCTAAGCTTTTAAATAGTGATTTTGTTTCGTTTGTTTGTTCTTTGGTTTTCATAATTATTAATTTTTAAAATAGTAAATCATCTTTACTATCTATTCTAAATTCTTGGTGTGTATCATAACTATTTGGCTTAGTCATTACCTGATTTTCTTTTTTAAATGGCTCTTGGAATGCAGCACTGAAGTACTTTGTACCTTTTTGGCTTTCTTTAAACCATAAAGAGATTTGCATTTCTTTTCCGTTCACATTAACAGTTCCTTGATAGTCAGGTTGTTTTTCATTTGTCTTTTTAGAGTTCTTGAAGATTGCTCCGCTGTTTAGTTTAGTTTCCATTTTTCTTTTGTTTTTTATTAGTTATTGTAAATTCTTTGAATCGTGTATTGCTTTTAGAGTTGATGCACCATTGCTCATTAATGGTATAACCTTTATCTCTAATCTTAGCTAAAACTTTGTGAAGGTTAAGTGTGCCACAGGCACATTCTTTTTTAGTGATCTGATAGGCATTTGAGCCTGTTATCACTTGCCCACCTAATAAGGCATCGAGGATTGCTTGTTCTTGTGTTTTCATATTGCAAATTTAATAATTAAATTTTAACTGAATTATAATTTAGAAAATTATCTGTAATTGTTTCTAATTGATTTTGAAGTAGATAGTACTTTTCCGTTAAATTTTGGTCGTAAAGTTCTGCTCTTTGTACTTCACCTAATCTTTCTGCCGTATCGTAAAGCTCTGATTCAATTCTTTGAATATCATTTAGGGCTTGTAAACTTCTTTTAGTTAAGCCATCTGAATAAAATTTATTTTCCATACTTTTTAATTTTTAAGTTATAAAATTCATCTATTAAGTCGAGTAAGTCATCATGGCATTCACCCTCTTTAAAAGCCTTGCCAATGGTTACTAAGCTGAATGGCTTTTTCTTTTGTATGCCTAATCTTTTAATTTTCGTGTGGTCACCAAATGTGTAGTAATCACTCATTTTTGTTTTGATAGTTTCGGGTATTTTCATATTGCTATTTGGTTTTTAATATCTATTGATTTAAACATTTTAATTAGTTCCTGACTGAATTGTAAGTTCCAGTCAAATTCTAATTGGTTATTTCCTATGAAGATTTTATGTTTACCTACAACCTGACCTTTCTTATAAAAGTCAAAGCAAAAGTGTGTTTCAGTATCTGTGATGAACATTTCCATTGTTGTATTGTCTAAGCTAACATTACTTATATTGATTCTGTTGTAGTGAACTAAGTTAGCATCTATAAACCCGTACCAATACTCAAGGTTATTATTGAGTTCTATTTGATTAATATTATTCATAAATCTGTTTTTTAATTATATTAAATACTTCGTTAAATTCTTTCTCTTCTATTTTCTCATAGCTGCATGGGTATTGCATCATGTGTTGAGTAACTGTGATTGAGGATTCATTTTCTCCGAAAAATAAAACAGTTGTTCTACTTTCTTCTACCATGTAATAATGGTAGTGGTTTTTTGAGAAGTAAGGTAATTGTACCTCTACTACTACTTTTTCTTTTCTTTCAATTGTGATTTTCATTGTTTGTGTTTTTAATTGTTTATGCAGTGTAGGATGCTGCTCCCCTTTTTGTTATTAATTAGATAATATTTGTTTTGAATAAATAGATGGATTTTTTAAATAATGATTTGCTTTTGCTATTGCTATTTCTTTATTTGCATATTTTTTTCCGTTAGGGTTAATCATAGATGAACGATATCCAATAGTAACCCATACTTTCCATCCTAAAATATCAGAACCATATACTTCTACATTCTCTTCTTTTGCAGAATATATAACTCCTACCTGTGGAATTATTACTTCTTTTAAATCTGTTACTTTCATTGTTTGTGTTTTTAATTATAAAGCAAATTTAAACTAAATTTCAATCACTTTAACATTCATAGATAAAAAAAAGCAACTATTTTTTAAAATAATTGCTAACTAATTGAAAATCAATAAGAAAATTTTACTACTTATTCGCTCTCTTTTTAATTTTTTTCTTTTCAAAATGGCGAATAATAGCAGCTACTAATAAAGTAACTATTGATCCGACAACTGAATTATCAACCCCACTAATGAAAGATCCACCACCAGTTACTTCATGAACAGCAACCGCTGTATTAACTACTTCACTAACTACTGTTGTTAGTGTATCATTTACTAATTGTAATAACATTTGTATATTGTTTTAAATTGTTTAATTTTGCTCTTCGTTCTTTGTGTTTTTTCATAAAAATTTCTAACACTTAAAAGCACCCCGTAAGGTGCTTTTTTGCTTATACTATTTCTATTGAATGAACTTCGTTATTATGTAACAACAACCTGTTTACTAAGTCAGTCTCAGCTTTTGTGCTTTCAAATATTGAGTTTTCACCTTTTTTATAGCCAATAAGAATACATCCGAGTGAATCGTTTGCTGAGTTACCTCTGTGCAAAAGAACCCCATCAAAACCTTTTATATCTAAGATACGTGGTAACATCCTTTTAAACTTCGGACTTTGATTAACTGTTAGCTTATAGAAGCCTGAAGGAATAGCAGTCAAACCGAAAATTTTTTTAGCTTGAATGAAAAGTAAAGAATCACTTTGTTTTAATCCTCTGTCCTTATCTTCTAAGGTATAACAAAAGAAAACATCATTGATAAATAAACTACCAATTGTGCAAACATCGTTTTTAGTTTCCCTAACTACTTTTAGTTTCATCTTCTATTGGTTTAGGTAGTACAGCTTCGTTTGGTTTACTATATAACTGTTCAAGTCTTTCACGTTCTAAACAATTATACAACTTAGCTTCTAAATGCTCTACTCGAGTATGAGTGTGCCATAGCCACAATACTAAAACAGCAGTTGCGCCATGTTTCTTAATTAGTTCTAATGCCTCTTTCATTGTATTGGTGGTGTTGGTGGTGCTACATAAGGACTTAAAGGTATTTGCAACAAAGGAGCGTATTCCGTTTGTGCTATATCAACCTCATCCTGTTCACTTAAAAATAAAAAATATATTCCGTTAATGTCCTGAACAAAATTAAAAAAAGTATCTTCATCAATAAATACTCCTTGTAGTTGTGTTGCTTGTTCTGTTGTTACTATTCTGCCTTCCATAGTTATACGTTTATTCCGAAATAAGTCATTAATGTATTTACTCTACTGTAAAAGTTACTTGATTCTGTATCTGTTAAGCCATCTCCTATTGAAGCGAATGAGCATTTTTTTGTGCCATAAACATAAGAGGTAGAACTATAAATTCCCCCTATTGAAATTTCTAAATTATCAAGACCATTCGATGCTGAGGCTACATTTGTTGTTGTTCCATTTTTTACCAACTTAACATTAGTTGAATCAATTCTATTGCTAATATAATGACCTAAGCCATTTGTATTAGATATTGTTCGTTCTGCTGTTGTATTATTATTCCTTCCACCAAATGCACCGCCTAGTTTTAAATACATATATAATCTACCATTAACACTATTTGAGTTAATACCCATATCAATGCCAGTATCATTATTTGTTTGCGAATAAAAAGAAATATGTGCGCTATTTTGTAATAATGATACATTTGGCTTTAAAAAAGTTTCCGCATAGGCATTTAATGGCTGAATGCCATTACTTGAATGAGTCCAACCCGTAGTAAAATTTAACCTAAAAGCTAGATTAGTGTCTGAAGGATTAAACAAATTCCATTTATTAGCACTTGCCGAACTCCATATAGGCAAATACATTGCTTTCATTTTAGTGTAAATTCCATCGCTTTTAAGCCCTAAATAAAAGGTATTAATAGCGTTTTTATCTGCTGCACTTGTTATTGAAGTGTTAGCAGTAAAATAAGCTAAAGCATCAGCATCGTAAGTTACACCGCCTGCAGCAGAATAGTCACGTGGAGTTATCCCTAAACTTAACTTCATTCTGCGTAAGCTATAATTGCACCACTTGTTAATGTCAGATTGGTAAACACCGCATCACCAGGAGCGTAAATGATAGCACCTTGTTTTAATGTTTTACCACTTAATCCAATTGATGTTAAATAGTTAGTTGTTGTATCAGGTGCAAATCCACCTGTTAAAGTTCCTACTACTGTATCAGCTTGTACGATAAAACAATAATATTTTTTACCAGTTCTCGCGTTTGTGTTATCAATGTACTCGCAGCCACCATTAGCTGTTAATCTTAATGCGTTTGCCATGTCTTTTATTTTTTAAAGTACCATTATTTTATTTCTTTGTAACCATAACGAATGATTAATTGAGGGTCATTTAGTGAATAACCATAGAACTCTACTGTGTCAATAACACCATTTATGAAATAGTAAATATTGTATTTACCATTTTCTAATTTTATTTTATATTCAAACATCATTTTATACTTAAATTAAATGTTCCCCAAGTTACTGTTGGATTAGTTACCCATGCTGGTGTTATTAACCTTAATACTATATAGCTATTTGCAGGTATTGAATAATTTAACCCTGTAATAAAGTATTTATTTGTTTTACTTGCATTATTCCATTTTACAGTATTACTAATTGAATTAGTTGATTGCAAAACATCTGAACTATTATATACTAATAAATCTATTTGAGAATTTTCAGATGAACCGATAGTGCTATTTACCCATATTTCAAATGAACATGCAATTACTGTAAGAGCCGAACTAATTGGAATATATCTTGATATAAATCCCGTTGAAGGTCCTGAAGTATTAGCAAAGTAGTATGTTGTCGAATCTGCTGGATTTAAAGTGTTTTGCGCAGATCCAAAATATAAAGGTAAAATAGATACTTTTGCATCTAATGCTGTTTGTAAATCAGTTTGATTTGTTATCGTTCCTGTTATTGCACCCCAAACACCACTATTTGCTGCGACCTCAATATAAACACTACCTGACCACCTATATACTTTATTGGTATCTAAAGCTAAATATATTTTTCCACTTTGACCAGTCGCAGGAAATGATGCTAAATTTGCATATTCAAGAATATCACTTACATAACTTGGTAAATAAGCAGCATCAATTTTTGCATCACTTGCTAATGGCACATAACCATTTGCCACTCCTTTATTAGCTGAGTTTTCTGGTGTATAACCTAATGCAGTTGCAATGCTTTTATTCTCGTATCTTGTTGTTCCTGAACTCCAAAATATACCATCATTATTTATTGGTGTTGGTGCGTAAATATCATGAATTTCGCCTAATTCATATCCGTTATCAATCTTAACATAAATTTTTCCTTGATTAACATGTGAGTAAACAACATATCCTAATCTTACTCCATGATTAGGTGCAGTTGGTCTAATATTAGTTATACCTCCTTCAATAGTAGCACTAAGAAATAATGAATCCCCATCTGCCCACGTTTCACCTTGTATGCTGCCAGTAGTGTTTATTCCTGTTATTTCACCAATTGTTATTATTCTTCCCTCTTGATTGTTATTTATATTTTCATAAACAACTCCAATGGTATCAGCACTATTTGCATCACTATCAGCTAAAGCATAATCAACTGCTAATCTTTGTCCCTGTGCAGTTATTACTTTTAAAACTTTATACCCACTTGCAAGTAAATTATCTCCTGTCTTATTAACTACTGTTAAAAATAAATTTTCAGGATAAGCACTTGCTCCACCTTCAGGAACATAATCTAATTGCGACCATGTTTGAACACCATCTCCTATTTTAAACCTCTGTTGGTCTGTTGAGGTGTAAAATACATCACTTGTAAATGCAACTTCACCAGCTGCCAATATTGGATTATTAGAAGTCCAATTTGCAGATGTATCTCTTCTTAATTGTATTTTTGCTGTTAATGTACTCATGCTTGTACTATTGTATTGCTATAAATTGTAG